CCGGGGTTGACTCTCGGCGGGGCTGCGGCTGACAGTCTACCTTTGTCCGAGCGATCGCTAGTTTGCTAGTGAAGTCCTCGCGCGCCCTCAAAAAGCTGCCCTGCTCGCTGCCCCGTTTAGGGCGCGCGGCGGCGGGCTCGCGTCAGCGGGCAGCTCCGGGCACCGTGCCGGGGAGGACAGGATGGATGCGGTAGTAGGCCACGTCGTCGAGGTAGTCGATGGGCTCGTGGTCGAAGAGCGTGGTGTCCCGGAAGAGCCGCGTACCATCTGGGTTCACCATGTTGCCCGTGTCGTCGTCGTAGCGCACGATCCAGAAGGGCTCTGGCCGCACGGGGTTGCGAAGGGGCGGGTTGCGGGGCGTGAGTTTCCAGGCTTCGATCATCTTCTTCATGTTGGTGTCTCCTCCTGCTGTTAGTGTATCACTCCCCCGCGCGTGTTTGCAAGTGAAAAAGCTGCTCTGCGCGCTCGCCGATCTAGGCGGAGCGACGACGGGCTCTCGCTCGCGCGCGTCTGTCTTTTGTGTCTCCGCGCCCCGAAGACTCCGAGCCGCCCCGTGCTCGAGCGGCGGCACGCCACCCCCTCAATTGTCATTTGCAAAATACAAGTGTAATCTCTGACGGCACGCCACCCCCTCAATTGTCATTTGCAAAATACAAGTCGGACGAGCGGGGACGCTTTCTGGTCCGGCTGTCTACCGGTGGTGTCCCGTCCCCGCCCAGTCGGGACCCCACTCGCGGCGGTCGAGCTGTCTGACCGAGTCAGGGATCTCGACAGTCTCTCCCACAGCGGCTGTGACCCCCGCGGCGATGGCGGCTCCGACGACGAGGCCCAGCACCACCGCGGCGGCGTGGAACAGCACCTCTGTGATCCTGTGGCGAGTGGGCGGGCTCACGTCAGCGGCAACCACGCGCTTTTGGTCCCTAGGGATCTGTAGAGCCAATAACCCTGAGTGTAGACGTAGGCGTATGCGTACCCGCCGAGGTCGAGCTCGATCGAGTACATGTCGTCGTACTCGTTGACGCACAGTTCTTCGCCGCGGTCTCGGTGGTACGCCGTCGTCCACTGGTGGGTCATCGCGGTGTCAGTGTCGTTGAAGGCGTGCTTGTCTCCGACGTGAGCGCGGAGACACGAGATCGACCCGAGGGCGATCAGCGAGCGGATCTTGTCCCCGTCTTGATAGTGAGTCTTCAACTCGTGCCCCACGCCGGCGGGATATCCGTCGTAGTGGCAATAGATGCCTTTGATCTTGCCAGTCTTTTCGTCTTCGATGCCGATGAATGAGTGAGTCGCCACTTTCTTTTTCCTCAATTATGCTGTTCTATAAACTTTAACGAGAGAGTCGCTCGTGACGACAAAACGATAATTAACCGTCTCCACCACACGGCCCCGTCGACTGTAACGACGGACGTGCTCGTAGCGATAAGACCCAACAGGCTGGTCGTTCGTCGCCGTGAAGCGAACGAGCCGAGGTTTGCCACCCGTGCGCAGATTCTTCAATGACGTTTTCTCTAACTCGGCGTAGATCTGTCCACCGACGCGCTGTTCGTGCTCTCTCTGGCGGCGCTCTGCTGCATCGCCGGGAGACTCGACAGTGACTGTGACGGACTCGGGGGTCGCGCCGTCGAGCGTCTCCGCGAGGAGGATCAGCGCGCTCATCATGTTCTCTCGAGACTTCATCAAGTAAAGCTCGCACGAGGCTCCACCGGTCGTGAAGCTGATCCTCCGGTCGTAGGTGCAGTAGGCACCGCCGTCTGCGCCGGTCGTCGCCGGTTTTGGTACGTAGCAGAATTTGAGAGAGCAGGAAAAGTTGTTGGTGTCCCAAGCGGAGCGCGTTGGATCAAGATTGAAGCAGAATTCTAGTTGGTCGCCCAAGGCGCTCGTCCGTGCCAGGAGATCCCTGTTGTACTGAGGCATGTGGCTCATGATGCCGTGCGTCATCACGATGTTTTTGACTAGTTCCAGCGCTTCATTGATGGGTTTGCGGTCCATGGCTCAGTCGTCCTTGTTCCATTCCGGTCGCTGCACGAACCACACCACCCAGACGCCTGCCAGGAGGGAGATGACGAACCCGAATCCGTTCGGGTGCTCTGCGATGAGATGCCACATGGTCACTTCCCCCCTGACTTCTTCATCATCGCCTTTCGAGCTCGCTTGGCCTTCCTCTCCGCGCGCTCAGCCATCTTCGCTTTCTTCTCCGCCCGGATGGTGTCGCGGTCGCGGTTCTTGGAGCCAGGGGGACGACCCCGTTTCTTCTTCACCGGCTGACCCGTCGCGTCGATGGGCACAGCCTTCGCCACCGTCTGGTCCTCGATGGGGTTCTTCTTGGGGCGGCCGCGCTTCCGCTTGGTGGCCACCTCGTTGCCCCGCGCCAGCTTGAAGACGAAGCCCTTCTCCAGGCCGCGGCGGTAGTTGGACATGGCCGATTGGGCCACGGAGTCGTCGAACAGGTCCAGGTTCCCCGTCTCAGTGTCGATCCCCACCACGGTGTAGGTCCGCGTGTCCAGGTAGGGGTTGCCCGCCAAGACAGTGGAGCGGCGCTCCACGATGATCTTCTCCCCCACGCGGAAGAGTGGGAAGCCGTCCCGGTCCACGGCGTCGGGGAGCCGTGAGATGTCCGGCTTGGCTCGTTCCCGTTCCGCGTCTGTACGGGGCGGGAGGAGCTCGGGGTGGCGGTCGCTGTCTAGCTGTTCTGCTGTCTGTGCGTCGATCATGTCCTTATAGTAATACGCGCGCGCGCGATCTTGCAGGAAGGCGTAGAAGGAGCGTCTTGAACAAGGCCGGCGTTGCCCAGTAGTGTATAGATTACAACGAGTTGTAAGCTCGCGCGCGGGGGAGATATACTGTACAGGTAACGAACGATCGGCTGACAAACACGGGTTCGTAACTCAATTGGTAGAGTACTCGCCTTTTAAGCGATGATGTTGGCGGTTCGAGCCCGCCCGGACCCACCAGTGAACTTTTAAGGAGAACAACATGCGAGACTGCGTTTCTTGTGGTACACCATTCGACCCTCACTCACTCGCCAAGCGCATTGCCGGCGGACGGATCAACACTTGCCCCGATTGCAGCGACGAACCCGCTGTCAAGTATCTTGGTCTGTCCGCCGGCGACGGCAAGCAGGGTAGCCTCACCGTCCTCAAGTTCGAGTCGGCCGAGGACCGCGAGGAGTACCGCCAGGCTTGGTGGGTCAACAGCGGCGGCACAGTAGGAAAAAGTTGTCAATTAGGAATTCAAAAAAGAACTCCTAATGTCAGATTTCAGAAGGTACATGAATCTGGTCATGGGATGAATCACAAAGGGCGGCTTTGAGCTTCCTTGTCAAATGTCCTGCTTTGTTTCTACATGATCTACAAAGTCCTGATTTTATTTGACTTTTCCACCCTTTGACTCCTTTTCTTTTTACTTCTTTACCGCATGTCGGACAGTTGTGGACTAGCTCTACGACATTATCTTTTGCCCTACCTAATTCATCAGCTCGTGATTTAAGGGTATCAGAAATTTGTCTCTTTCTTTCTTCTGAAAGAGGAGTATAGATTCTTTTCTTCTGCCCGGCCTTTAGTTCTTTTATTCGTATTTCTTTTTCTTCTTCAGGTAAGTTCTCCCACCAGTCTTTAGCTATTTTTCTTTGTTGCGCTCTGCGTTCAGGATCATTCATTTGATTTTTTGCTTTTTCTCGTATCAAATTTTTTGTTGAGTCTGAAAGCTTGATACCTAATCTAGCTTTAGACATTTTTTCTCTTGTTTCAGGTGACGGATTAATTCCTCCCACTCCACCATCATTCATATTGTAGAGCAGTATTCCTTCTGATTTTTTCTTTAAAATTAAGCTATTTTCTGCAGTGAATGCTTCTTCAACTGTATCATGTGAACTGACAACTTCAAAAATAAAATTGTCATGACCGTGTTTCTTTATCGCTTTCTGAATAACTTGTAGTCTTTCTTTTCTAGAAGGCGGAGGAAAAAAGTGGCCTTTCATTCTAGATGTAGGATTGCCGGTTTCTCCAACATATTGTTTTCCATTCAATAAACAAGTTATTACATAAACGTAGTGCATACTTCAATAAGTATGGTGTATGATCAAAGGTATGATGGTCGGTTCAAAATTTTTAACACGATTCCGGTTCCAAACGGTGACTCAATCGACGGCGACGAACCATAAGGGAAGGATGGCATGATATACAGTCGCGGTATTGTAGGATAAAGTAGATTCATTCCGGTGTAGCTCAGTAGGCAGAGCAGGTGGCTGTTAACCACCGGGTCGTACGTTCGAGCCGTACCGCCGGAGCAAGTGCGCGTGAAGAGAGTGTAGAGTAGATACATGCTACGCATTGGAACGATGGGCAAGATAGCCCTAGGCTCGATCGGTGTGATCCTCGCTGCCAAGATCTTTGGCAAGAGCCCTGACCAGTTTCCCGTGGAGAGTGACTTCACGCCCGAGGAACTCCGAGCCATGCTGGAGTGCGTACGCGAAGGCCGGCACCACGCTTTCGAAGCTATCTACCGTCACCGCCTGCCGCGGGCCAAACCGTCCGAGCTCGCGGCCGCTCGAGCTCGGTTTCAAGAATACTTGCAAGTTGACGCGTGAAGGAGATACAGTATGTTCATGAAGAAGAAGACGAAACGCAACAGCCTGGTCCTCGCCATGGTCACCCGGCACGCGGGCAGCACGCGGATGAATGACCGCCGCGGCAAGCGGCAGAGCAACCCCAAGCGCTCCTGGCGGGGTGAGCTGTGAGCAGCACTTGGCAGATCCACGATGAGATCGCAAAGGAGAATCGGCGGCTTGTGGCAGCTGCCATGGACGCACTGTGGCGCGACGCCCTGTGTCGGATGCCCCATCTGGAAGACGATCCCTACGTGACGGCCATCTTCTCTTCTGCTCGAGATTCTCACGCGCGCCTCTTCGACCTCCTGCGCGGACTCACAGACATGCTGCAGAGGGTAGAAGAGAGAGAAACACAGGTTCTCAGCGCAAGCTCGAGGCCGGACGCAGCCCCGCCGCGATGAATGGACATCGCGACTGATCGATGCAAAGTTACGTTGGTTGTTGATAGGATGGTCTTATGGCATGGAACGAAACGCCCCAGTCGAAGGTCATCAAGTTTGCAGAACCACTGTTCCCCGGCCGCGAGGTCGAGGCGCGCGGCTACCGTTGTTTTGCCCGCGGAGGCAAACGAGCCCCCTATACTGCGCAACTGATCGTCGACGGCAGGGTGGTAGCCACAGCTCAAGAGCTAAATTGGCGTACTGCCTACAAGACGCTTCAGATCAACGTCAGCAAGACCAGCTTGGTCTGAAGTTCGCACACGAAAAAAAGTGCGCTGCTCTGCAAAGCGGCGCGAACACAAGTTATACTTACTAAGTCGATGTCAACCACGAACAAGGAAACAATATTATGACTACGATGACGATCAAGACCTTCACCTCTGTGGTACCCCGCCTTCCCCGGACGACCTCAGTCCTCCTCCGAGGCCCGCACGGCATCGGCAAGAGCCAGGTGGTGCGGCAGGTGGCTGCCAAGATCTCAGAGGTGGAAGGCCTCCGTGACTTTGAGGTGGTCGACCGTCGGCTCAGCCAGATGTCAGAGGGCGACATGATCGGTCTCCCATCCACTGACGGCGAGGTGACGCGGTTCAACCCACCCGAGTGGTACAAGCGCGCTTGCGACAAGCCGGTGTGCCTCTTCCTCGACGAGCTCAACCGAGCCACCCCTGAGGTGATGCAGGCTGCATTCCAGATCGTTCTGGACCGTGAGCTCAACGGCTGGAAGCTCCATCCTAAAACTCGAGTCTTCTCGGCCATCAACCACTCGGCAGCCTACACCGTCAACGAGATGGACCCGGCGCTCCTGGACCGCTTCTGGACCATCGATCTGACACCCTCCCCGGAAGACTGGCTCACTTGGGCCCGGCAGGAAGGCCGTGTGCACTCCACTGTGGTGGATTTCTTGGCAGCCAACGAGAAGTGGATGGACACTCCCAAGGACACGGAGCCGGGAAAGGTGTCCCCTTCTCGCCGCAGTTGGGAGCGTCTTAGTAACGCACTGCGTCAAGTCGGTGTTGCAGACGATCCGGAAGACGCTGTGTTCTATCCGCTGTGCCTCGGCTACGTGGGCACGGAGGCAACCATCGCCTTCCACTCCTTCGCCAAGACTATTGACAACCAAGTCAGCGGCGAGGACGTCATGGAGCGGTACCAGGCAGTGAAGGGCAAGATCGCCAAGCTGGGTCAAGAGAAACAGAACATCGTCATCGAGAAGGTGGCAGAGTACGTCACCAAGAAGCTGAAGACGCTGGACGACAACCAGGGTGCCAACCTCCGAGACTTCATGGCAGACCTTCCCGGCGAGCTTCGAGTGTCGGCCTGGTCCAAGCTGACTGCAGGGGGTGTGGACAATCTAGAGCTGGCCAAGTCGGTCCACAAGTGGTGCGTCGCTTCTATCCTGGACGTCTTCGGAGTGAAGAACGACAGCAGCGCGGTGCACGAGGCGAAAGTTGCTAAGAAGAAGGGCAAGTGAGGTGACGCGAGGTGACGTCACCCATACTCACCTCTGAGGGCGAGCAGGCGGCTAAACAAAAGGGTCGTCTGTTCGACCTTGATTTCTGGAAAGAGCGTGTCCAAAAGAGATACAAGCGCAGCATCAAGAAAGGGTTGTCACCCGATCACTCGATGGCCATCTATCTGATGGAGATGTCTA